GGTCGCCGCGCCCTGATAGCCCGAGGCGGTCGCCGCGCCCTGATAGCCCGAGGCGGTCGCCGCGCCCTGATAGCCCGAGGCGGTCGCCGCGCCCTGATAGCCCGAGGCGGTCGCCGCGCCCCGAGTGCCCGAGGCGGTCGCCGCGCCCTGATAGCCCGAGGCGGTCGCGCCTTCTTCGGCCGTTACACGGGCCAGCGTGTATTTGATGGCTGCGTCGATCATCTCGAAATGCGTCAGCTCGCGCACGATCGTGATCTTCCGGGCGGCTATCTTGTCGACCTCGACGTCCATGTCTCCTTCCAGTTCGACCATCGCGAACCGGCTCGTAGCCGGCACGTAATAATCGAAAACAGAAAGCGGGTACTCACAAGCGTGGAAGCCGTTCCGGCACGCTTTGACCGCTCCTGCAACCTCGTAGGTCTCGCCGACCTTGAACTGGTGGTCCCGGCACCGGAAATTCAGGTCGAACCCTTTATAGGCTACGACCTTTGCGCCTGCTGCGTGCGTTTCGGTAGTCATCATTGCCGTCCTTCTCTGTAGGTTGTGCATGTCATTTTGTTGGTTGACTATGGCATACAACTGACATACACAATTGGCAACGTCAAGACGAAAACGGAGAACAAGCGTGGCGGCAAAACCCAAGCGACGCCGGAAGAAGTTCACCCGAGCACCCGGCGCCGGACGTCCACCGACCGGCGTCGAAAAGAAGAGGATCATCGCCTTCCGGATGCCGGCCGATATGATGGACCTTCTGAAGGTCCGCGCGGCCAGGCAGCGCGTGTCGCGCAACATGCTCACCGAGCGGATCCTGTGGGATTACCTGAACCGCGGCGACGACGCCTTGCAGGCGTTGATCGACAACCCGCCGCCGATCGTCGACAGGGAGGCCGCCGGTGCTCAGCCCGACCTCTTCGCTTGACGAGCTGCGCGCGGCCTATCCGCATCTCGGCTTCGCGGTCTATGCGCTCGAGCCAGGCGGTACCGTGACGCTCGAGGTCCACACACCGGACGGCCAGCTCTTTACGTGGTCGGCGCCGACGGTCGACGCTGCCATCGCCAGGGCGTTCCCGCCCGAAACGCTGGAGCCGGAACCCGCTCCGCCCGACATCTTCGACTGACTTGTCTGCTTTCACGACCTACAGAGAAAGGATACCCGACAATGAACAGCCTGACCTACTCGCAGGAAACCGCCATGATCGTCGGCCTTGTGATCGGCTGCGCGATCTCGATCGCGGCCGTTTCCGTTGCCGTCTGGCGCAACCGGCGCCGCGCGACTGACTTCCTGAGCGATCCGGACGATTGGGGGCGGCAATGATCCGCCGCTTCATCAACGATATGCAGCCCTTCGAGCGCGTCGGCGTCGCGCTGAAGCTGGCGATCCTCGTCTACGTCCTTGCCGAGAGGTTTTTGCCATGATCGTTCTAAACCAAGAGGCGCTTGCCATCGCCACCGCCCGTCCTTATGCGGCTCTGCATCGAACGACCGTCGTCCAGGCTATTCGCGATTATCTCGAAGCCCCCCAGTCCCAATCGGGAGAAGCATTCGACATGCTCGCCCATTTGCAAAGGCAGCGGGATTGGTCAGGCCACACATTCGGCCCTGGCTCCAGAACCAAGGGCGTAGTCGATCATATCTGTAGGGAGCTTCGCGAGATCGAAGCCGATCCTTCCGATATCTCAGAATGGATTGACGTGACCATTCTCGCGCTCGACGGGGCTTGGCGTGCTGGTCATACGCCAGATCAGGTCATTGCCGCTTTGGTTGCGAAGCAGGCAAAGAACGAGGCTCGGGACTGGCCTGATTGGCGCACTGCCGATCCCGACAAGGCAATCGAGCACATTCGGGTAGGCGAGTAGATGCGCCAGGCCCTCACCGACGAGCAGGTCAAGCTGCGCTCACACCTGTTCAGCCTGTCGGCGCAGGGCGCCCGCAACCGGCTCGTGCTCGACTACCTGACGCGTATCTACCCCGCCAGCGCTCGCCAGGACGATCTGCTTGCCGCGGCCTACCCTGACGGCAGCGTGCGCCACGTCGCCCATGCCTGGAAGACGCTGAAGGTGATCTTGTCGCGTCTGCGCGCCGAGCTCCGGCCGTTCGGCTACACGATCTCGATGACCGCCGGCGGTGGACCGCGCGTGCCGCAGAGGTTCGGCGTCTACAGAATTGAGCCCATCGACACGACCGTATTGTAGGTTGCGTCTTCCAAAGGCACCCGACATCGGCCTACAGTTATGATCCCGAAAACAGAAACGGCGGTCCTTTCGAACCGCCGTCTCCACCGACAATGACCCTCAACCTACAGAGGCAACACCATGGATAGTCGAAAATCGCGAACGACACAAGCCAACAATACGACATATAGCGCGCTTGTGCCGGGCCAGCACGTCGTTCTCGTCGATGACAGTTGGCGGCCTCGCCGATCGACGCGAGGAAACAGATGGCCGGTCAGAGGCGTCGTCTACACAGTTCGCGAAGCGTTCGTCGACCCTTATGGACGGGTCGCAATCCGTCTAGCCGAGATCGTCAATCCGGTTTTGCACTACTCGGTCGATAAGCGTTCCGTCGGCTATCTGGAGCTCGGTTTCGCCGCGCGCCGCTTCCGCCCGCTGCCCCGCCTGAAGGTCGAAGACTTCGTGTCGACCAACGCGCTCCGCGAGGTCGAAACGGCGGAATGAACATGGTCAAGCTAAATCCCTTCACGACCTATTGGGCGCTCGGCTACTCGCGGCTGATCCCGATCATCCCGCCTGACGCACAAATCTCCGGGCGCTCGTCGCTGTTCAAGCGCGTGGGCACCAAGCAGGACGGCCGCGGTAAGACGCCCGGCACGCGCAGCCGCGACGGACTATGGTCCGGCTTCGATTGGCTCCCCTACGAGGCCGACACGCGCGACCTGGAGCGCTGGCACGAAATGGGCGCCGGCGTCGGCATCAAGACCGGCAACGGCCTGATCGCCATCGACGCCGACACGATGGATGGCGACTGCGCGCGCATCGTCCGCGACCTCGTCGAAGAACACCTCGGCAGGCTCCCCGTCCGCGTCGGCCGATATCCCAAGGCGCTCTATCTCTGCCGTACCTCCGAGCCCTACCGCTACACGCGCGTCGAGTTCGGCGCCCGCAACGACCGGAACGCGCTTACCGACCGCGTCGAGATCCTGAGCGATGGCCGCCAGTTCGTCGCCCACGGCATCCATCCGGTCACGCAGAGCCCCTACGAATGGCCGCGCGAGATCGTCCACTTCGACGATCTGCCGGCCTTCAGCGCGGCTCAAATCGACGGCCTGATGTCGGCCCTCCAGAAGGCGCTTCCCGCCGTAGCCCCTATCGTCCGCGAGGGTGCATCGACCGACGTCAACCAGGAGGCCCTGCGTGGCGCCCTGGACACGGTCAGGAAGGCCGTCGAGGCCACGCCCAACACTTCCGACATCTTCCCTACCCGCGAGGCCTACAGGGACTACGGCTACGCCATCAAGGCCGCCCTGCCCGACGACCAGCTAGAAGCGCTGGAGCTCTACCACGACTGGTGCGCCAGATGGACGGACGGCGACAACGATCCCGATATCGTCGAGGCCGACTGGCGCCGCATGAAGCCGCCTTACCGCCGCGGCGCGGGCTGGCTCTACGAGCTCGCCGAGCAGCACTCGCACGGTGCCTTCAGCCTGGCGGAGGCATGGTTCGACGACATCGACACCCTGCCCCAGGTCGAGCTAAATCCCTTTGAGGTCGCAGCGGCCAAAGAGGCTCAACGCGAGAACACCGATGTCTTCCCGCTGCTGTCAATCGGCGACCTGTTCGACCGTCCGCCGCCTGTGTGGCTCATCGGCCGCCACATCCCGCAGAAGTCGGTCGGCTTCGTCTACAGCGAGCCCGGCGCCGGCAAGACCTTCATTACCCTGGACATGGCGCTATCGATCGCCCACGGCGTGCCGACCTGGCACGGCGACGAGATCAACCCCGGCACCGACACGCCGGCCGTTGTCTACATCGCCGCGGAAGGTGCGTTCGATCTCGGCGACCGCATCCGCGCCTGGTTGAACAGGCGGGGCTTCGCTGACAATTTATCTAAATCCTTTTTCGTGCTCGAGCAGACCGTGAAGTTCATGAGCGCGGACGACATCGCCAAGCTGGTGCGCACGCTGCGCGGCGTCGCCGATCGGATCGGCCACCCCGTCCTGGTCGTCGTCGATACCGTCTCGCGCGCCCTGCCTGGCGCCGACGAGAACTTGCAGAAGGATATGACGCTATTCGCCGAAGCGTGCGACGTGGTCTCGCGCGCCTTTGCCTGCGCAGTCATAGGCGTTCACCATGCCGGCAAGAGCGGCGATATGCGCGGATCCACGGTGCTGCAAGGCGCTGGCGACTTCGTTTTCCGGCTAACCAGGAAAAAGGGCGCGACCGTCGGCGAGCTCTACGCGGAGAAGATCAAGGCGGCGCCGGACGGTTGGAGCGAGCACTACAGGCTTGACACCGTGACCGTGTCCGACGGCCGGTCTTCGCTGGTCGTCGAGCGCGCAGAGATGGGCGTCGGCCCCCGTGTGGAATTGACGCCTGATATAGCTGTGGCCGTGTTGCGGGCGATGGACGCGGCGTGGCTTGCGGGCGAGCCGTGGTCCCTGGCGCCCCAGGCATCTGTTGAGCGGCGCGCAGTCCGGCGCATGGTGATGGACTTCGGATTTGACGCTGCGAAGGCTGAAGAGTTGCTGGCGCTGTGGCAGCAAACGGGCGTTATTGCCGTTGAAACCCTGTCCGCAAAGCGTCGGCTGATAGGCTTGAAGGTGAAGGCGGCGCCCGGACATGCTGTCCAGAATGAAGATATTTTCGGCTAAAATGGCGGCGAGGGTTAGGCGAGGGTTCGGCGAGGGTTGCGCATGGTCCGCTGTAAGTCATTGATTTCATTAGGCGAAAGTCAAATGGCGAAAGTCGGGCGAAAGTCGGGCGAAAGTCGCCGACAATTGGCGAAAGTCCCTAGCTAAGTATTTGATTTCATTGGTGGCGAAAGTTGGCGAAAGTCGTTGGCGAAAGTTGCCTTATTACACACCTTCGGTGGAGGCGGCGACTTTCGCCCGCCGCTTCGCCGCCCGCCTCCCCGATCTCGGTGGCGGAATAGGAAAAAACTATGTAGGACAGTTTGTCCAGAATTGGCCGACGCAAAGGGGAGACGCATGCGGTCCATCAAGCTAATCGCAATAGCGGCCGCGCTATCGGCATGCACAACCCAACAGGCCGACGTTGAAGAAAGTAGGTTCGCGTCGTTCAAAGGTATGTCAATCGCCCAATTCATGGCCGAGACTTTAGTCACACCGAGTGACTACTACGAGGCGAGCGGTTTTCGTGTTTTCGTCGCCGACAAACGTGCGCCGGACGCGCGTTTCGGCTGCACCATCCATTTGGAAACGAAGGCCAACGGTAAAGGGCAAGGTCCGGAAGGTTGGACAATTGTGCGCACCCGACGTCAGGGCGGGTGCGCACAGGTCTAGCCGAACACCGTTCGGTCCGCTTTGACGGGTTTGCCCGGTGCACGGTGCTTGCGGCAGCGTTTGTCGTAGAAGGTCGTCTTCTGGCCCACGTATTGCGTGAACACCTTTCCGCAGTTCGCGCACAAACTTTCGAGAGCCGCCAGTTCATACGGAGGTCGATTTCTTCGCGTAGACTTTTCGAGGGTCACTGAGACACAAAAGTAATGCTGGCCGTTGTGCGCAAACAAGTCGCCCTTTCTGATTATAGCGGGTCTCATTTGAGCGCCTCGTTGTGCTCGTCGCAGATTTTCTGAAGCTTTTGGACAAGCGACCTCGGCGCCAATCCATCAAACAACAGGCGGTCGTCGTGTGGAACACCGCCCTCGATGATGTCGAGAACCGCGAAGTTGGTAGCTCGAGGTAGCGGAAGGCGAGTTCGAAAGTCGATGATTAAGGCCATGAGCGTATCCCGTTCAAAGGAATGTTGATCCAGGGGTTGAACAACCGCGCTCGACGGCTCCGCACGCCTTTAGGCTTTCGCCCTGGACATGATGCGTGCGGCCCCTGGACCAATTCTGTGTGCGGGTGAAGGGTCTTTCGGATAACCTTCTAACCGCGAGCGACGGGCGTTCAAACCCATCGCCAAGGTATGATATACTTCTCGCAATGTCAAACTTAACCTAGCGATCGAAGACGCGTGTCACCAAGCGATCAATGCACCGCCCCGCCAAAAGCGCGGGCAGGGTGATGACGACGATTAAAGCAGCGCCAGAAACAAGCCGGACCATGACGTATCGCTTCCCGAACCGTGAAAGTTGCGCAGGAGAAAGGGCGCGCCGCTCATCCGCCCGCCTTCGTATCGAGTTGTGGGCGAAAGGTTCAGCGGACAATTTGTCCGAAGGAATGGCCGACGTTCAGGCAAAAGTAAAGGGCGCCTCAACGGCGCCCCTTCAATCGGGAAACGATATGGCCGACACAACGGCCGAAGATGATGGCGGGCGCCGCGGCTATCAGGATGAGCGCGGCGCCTAACAGGATCCACGTCAAAGGCGGCCCTCGCGCTTTATGGGCTTATCGCTGCCGTGATACGCCTTTCGCGCGTCGAGCTCATCCCAGGCGGCTTTCACATCCAAGCGCGCGTTGAGGTAGTCGCGGGCAAGGTTGGCCTTGCTTAATAGCGAACTGCCCTTGGCGAGCTCGACGATATCCGCGAAACGCATTTGGCCCATGCCTGCCGCAATGGTCGCGTCGAGAACCTCGGCCCAACGAGCGTTGCGACGAGTGATCAATTCGTGGAGTTTCTTGGCGGAAAGTGTGGTTAGATCGGTCACGGCCTATCCCTTCCGCAAGCGGCTCGCACGCCTTGAACGCTCATGCACTCGGACGTTTCCCCGTCCTTGAGTAGCTCCACCCAATTCCCGCGCAACGTGACGACGAAGCCAAAAGCACGCGCGTAGTCGTCCACCCATTTCTGAAAGCTGTTCATGGTCAGACGCCTTTCGCCAGCACGAAGAACGAAACGCCGTCGTTACTCGGCGCGGCTGACGGCACCCACACATAGCAATTGCCGTACTCGAGGCCGCCACCCATCCAGCCGCCGCGCCACTCGAACTTTTCCGCGAGCGCCTTCGCCGCCCTGTCGTGGAAAGCGGCGGCGATGCGGAAGAGATCGGCGTTAACGAGTGCGGTTTTCATGGTGGCATTTCCTTTCTGTCGGTTTGTATGTTGGTTGTATGCCACATAATAATAGACACTGTCAAACAGAATTTTTCGGCCCTTGGATTGCGTACCGCCGCCATCCGATGTAACTGTATAACATCACAAACGTAACGTTATTACATCACATGCCACGCAAAGACGGTAAGCTAACTAGGGGTGAAAAGGTGCTGGCGGAGGCGTACGCCACGACGGGCAACAAGGCCTTTGCGCGCCACCAAGCCGGCATGAGCGCGATTAGCGGCAACGCGGATAAGGCGCTGCAAAGGCCGGCAGTCCAGGCCGAAATTGCACGCGTGCAGCTCGAAAGGCTGTTCAATGAGGCGTTGCCGGCGGCCGTCAGCACGATTGTTTCGATCCTGAACAACGACAAGGCGCCAGCCGGCGCGCGCGTCCAGGCCTCAAAGGTCGTTTTCGACCGCACGCTAGGCCGCGATGAGGCGTTCAAGGGCAAGGATCCGCACGAAATGACGCCCGACGAGCTGGCGAAGGCCATCGACGAGCTGAAGCGCTTGGCCGCCGACAAGGCTAAGCCGGTGCTCGAGCTCGAGGCGTCGGCGATCGACGATAGCGACCAGGGCGGCGACATTTTCGAGTGATTGTGCGCAGGTAGTGCGCAAGAACGGCGCGCAAAGCCTTAGTTTGCAAGGCTTCTAACTGTATTAGTGAGACAGTTAGCGCGCCGCGCGACCGCCTCGCCGGCCACGCGCGACCGCCTCGCCGGCCACCAGGCCGGACCCGGCCCCCCGGCCATAGTCCGCTCGCCGATCCGGTGGCTGTGCCGGGTGCTCACAGAAAAATTCGCCCCAAAAACGAAACGGGATGTCTTGTCCTGTCAGCCTTCAATCCGTACATTGCCGGACATAACGCCGCGACCGGCGTCTGAAACGCAGCCGCCTAGCCCGAAGAGGAAGACCATGGCGAACCGTGACGAACAGGCCCTCGAAGCCGAACTCCAGCGCAAGAATTTGAACGCTCCCCGGCTCACGCCCGACCACATCGACGGCCAGATCGTCGACGCGGCCTACCACGTCTTTCCGGGCACGACGCTGACCGTCTGCGCGCTCACCCTGCGCAACGGCTTCCATGTCATCGGCGAGAGCGCGGCCGCCTCGCCGGCGAACTTCGACGCGGAGATCGGCCGCAAGATCGCGTTCGACAACGCCCGCAACAAGATTTGGGCGCTTGAGGGCTACCTGCTCCGCACCAGGCTCTCCGAAACCGTGTCCGCCGTCGCTTGACAAACTGGCCGACAACGGCCAACATAGAACCGTCCTCTCAAGACATCCGCACCAGACAAGGCCGCCGCCCCACCTCGCCCGGCGGCCTTGTTTTTTGTCCATTTTGACGGTAGACATTGGCCGACAAAGAGGGTTCTCCGGTGGCCGATCCGACCAAATTCGTTCCTGGCTACAGCTACAGCAACTACCAGACGGCGAACCCGTCCAAGCCCCTGCCCGCGCCGCAGGTCGACAACGACATGGCGAATATCGCGCTGTCCGTGGGCCAGCTCGTCGACGCGGTGAAGGACGTCCGGCGCTCGGATGGGGCGGTCGGGAACAAGTCGATCGGTTTCGACCAGCTCAAGGACGAGTTGAACGGCTTCGGTTTCGAGCCGCCGTCCGAATGGGCCGCCAGCGTGGCGTATGTCGTGCGCGACACGGTGTTCTACGGCGCCGGGTTCTATCGGTGCATCGTCAGCCACACGTCCGGGCTGTCGTTCGAAGACGATCTCGCCGCCGGCAAATGGGATCTGGTGGCGGATTTCACCGCGGCGACTGCGGACGCAGCGGCGAGTGCCGCAGCAGCAGCCGCGAGCGCGACGACAGCGACCACCCAAGCCACGAACGCCTTCAATTCGGCCACCGCAGCGGCCGGCAGCGCGACGACCGCGACGACCCAGGCCACGAACGCCTCCAATTCGGCGACAGCGGCTGCCGGCAGCGCGGCGACCGCGACGACCCAGGCCACGAACGCCTCCAATTCGGCAACGGCAGCGGCCGGCTCGGCGACACTGGCCCAGGATTGGGCGGCGAAGGCCGAGGACGATCCCGTCTCGGGCGGGCTCTATTCGGCTTTCCATTGGGCCATGAAGGCCGCCGCGTCGGTCGTCGGGAACATCGGGGCGGCGATCCACTCGTTGACGGACAAGGCCACGCCGACGGGCGCCGACGAGCTTGCGATCTCCGACAGCGCGGCCGCGTGGGCCTCCAAGCGGTTGACGCTCACCAATCTGGCGGCCTGGTTGGCCTCGCTGGCGCAGACGCTCACCAACAAGACGCTGACCAGTCCGACGATCAACACGCCTACGATATCGGGCGGAACGTGGACAGGCGGTACTGACCTTGCCATTGCCGATGGCGGTACCGGCGCGAGCACGGCAGCAACAGCGTTCAGCAACCTGAAACAGGCAGCATCGGACACGGCAACCGGCGTTGTAGAACTTGCGACCGCCGCTGAGGTAGCTACCGGAACGGATACCGGACGCGTTCCGTCTGTTTCGACCATGGGCAGTCATCAAGGCATAGCCAAGGCGCGGGTTAGGTTCAACGGCACTGGCACCGTGGCCATTACTGACAGCTACAATGTGACGTCAATCACCGACAACGCAACGGGCGATTATACCGCCAATCTGTCGATCACTATGGCCAACGCGAACTTCTCAGCAGTCGGCTCAGGCGGAACTGACGGCTCAGGGAATGGCCGATGGATAGCGATTAATTCCGTCACTACCACGACCGTCCGCGTCGGCACTTACTCGTCCAGTAGCACGCAGAACGACGCCAACTTCGTTTCGATTGCTGTATTTGGAGACTGATGAAAATGGTCCAGCGCATCATTTATCCGACCTTGAGCGGCGGCGTCGCCGTTCTTATCTGCCATCGAGGGGACGGAACTCCCCTATCCCCGCTTCCCCTTTCGGAGGTAGCTCGCAAGGACGTGCCCGCAGGGTTCCCGTTTCGCATCATAGATGAAGCGGATATTCCTGCAGATCGCAGCCAACGCGAACTTTGGGCGGCGGATTTCAGCACGCCCGATGGGTACGGCATCGGTGCCGAAGCGTGGTTTGCGGAACAGGCCGCGCAGGAGGATGCAGAATGAACGTCATCACTATCCGCCCCGCACCGCTACCGAACGTGCAGGACTACCAAGGTGCGATTGTCTCGTTGCTCGACGCCAAGGCGCAGGAACGCCGTTACGACAATGCCGTGTCCATCTCGACATATCTCGGGAGCACCAACTCGCAATGGGCCGGCGAGGCTTCGGCTTTCGTTGCCTGGCGGGATGCGGTGTGGGCTTATGCATACACCGAACTTGACAAAGTGTTGGCCGGGCAGCGGCCACAGCCGACCATCGAAACACTTCTGAGCGAACTGCCCGCGATGCAATGGCCCAATTGACAACCCTTGCGACGGAGGTCGGAAACTACTAAGCGAGTAAGCAACGTGCTTAGGGTTTCGAAGATGTTCAATCTGCTCAGAAAATGGAAAAGCGGGAATTTCCGCTCAGGTGAATATTGGGACCGGCGCTATCGCGACGGCGGAACCTCCGGCGCAGGGTCATACGGCAGACTGGCCGAGTTCAAGGCCGAAATCCTGAACGCGTTTGTCACTGAGAACGGGGTCAAAACGGTCGTCGAGCACGGCTGCGGCGACGGCGCTCAGCTCGAGCTCGCCAAGTACCCGGAATATGTCGGGCTCGATGTCTCTCCGACCATTATCGAGACGTGCCGAAAGCGCTTCGAAGGGGACGCGTCGAAACAGTTCCATGTTTCCGGCGCCGATGTCGGCACCCATGACCTGGCGCTGTCCCTCGATGTCGTCTACCACCTGGTCGAGGACGCCGTATACCTCCAGTACATGCAACGGCTGCTCGGCTCGTCACATCGCTTCGTCGCGGTTTATGCCAGCAACTACGACAAGTGGGCCAAAGCCACGCATGTCAGGCATCGCCGCTTCACCGACGCGATTGCCGAGGCCGGGCAGTGGTCCTTGATTAAGTACGTCCCAAACCGCTATCCGTTCGACCGGCAAAACAAGAACGAAACCAGCTTCGCGGATTTCTACTTCTTCGAGCGGTCAGCTGACTAGCTGTCGCTAATCCCCCACGTCCCTCGGCGGCTTCCAGCCCTTCGGCATTGTCGGTCTCTTCGGGGCTGACAACTTCTTCTCGACCGAAAAAATGCTGCTCTCATAGACTGACACTGGCGTTCCAACGCCGGGGATATGAACGGCGATTAGATCGCCCACCAGCTTCGTCACCTCGCATTTTATGACGACGGTATCGCCTACCTCGATCCTTGGCATCTGAAAGCCCTCCCATCCCAAGAAGTTGTAGCGGGAACGGCCGGCTTTCAACCGTCTTCGAATTTCGCGCGCCAGGCATCCGATTGCCAGCGCGTACAACTGTATGTTATGACGGCCAACAAATATGGACATCCGACATGCCCGAGAACATTCCCTACGAAGGCAAGGTGCTGCTGAAGTTCATCCGCGAGACGGAGACCGGCAAGGACGCTGGCGCCTACGAGACGATCTTCGGCCACAACCAGGACAAGCTGCCGAAGTCGATCACCGCGATGACCATCGCCGAGATCCAGAAGGCTCAGCCGGGCTGGTCGAAGAAGTTCGGCTCCAGCGCCACCGGCGCCTACCAGCACATGAACGCGACGCTCAAGGAGCAGGTCAAGGAAGGCCTCGCCGACCCGACCGAGAAGTTCACGGCTGCCGTGCAGGACCGTCTCGGCTTCGCGCTGTTGAAGCGCCGCGGCTTCCTGTCGTTCATGACGGGCAAGATCGACCGCAACGAGTTCGCCAAGCGCCTGGCGCAAGAATGGGCGTCCTTCCCCGTCCTCGAACCCACGCAGGGCGCGCACCGCAAGCTGAAGCGCGGACAGTCCTATTACGCCGGCGACGGCCTCAACAAGGCGCTCGTCAGGCCGGAGGACGTCGAACGGGTGCTCGCCGAGGTTCAGTCCGTGCCGCGCATCGTCGACAGCTTCGCCGACCCGGTGAAGCCGGCGCAGAAGCCCGGCAGCAAGTCGATGACCGCGGCAACCAGCCTCCTGGCGGCCGGCGCCATGGGCGTGGTCTACGCCGCGTCGGAATGGATCGGCGACACCTTCCGCTGGATAGGGAGTTTCTTCTAATGTGGGACCGTATCCGCCGCTTCTTTCGCAATAGCGAGACGATCTTTTGGGCTCGCGCCCAGGCCTTTGTCGGCCTACTGGCCGGCATCGCGACCTACGTCGATCCGCAGTTGGTCGCACCGGTGCTGCCGGCAAAATGGCTGCCCATTTACCTGCTCGTCAACGGCGTGCTGACCGAATACCTGCGGCGCCGGCGCGGCGGCACGGGAGACAGCGGCGCGTGACCGCCCTGCTCTACAAGATCGGCGTCGCCGCCGTTATCGTCGGGCTGGCCTTCGGCGCCGGCTACGTGAAGGGCAAGAACGCCGGTCGGATCGATCAGTTGCAGGCCACGGTAGAGGCCTACAAGACCAGGAAAGCGATCGAAGGCGATGTCCAGAACCTTGATGCTTACGCTCTGTGCGATCAGCTTGGCGGCCTGCCAGACGAATGCGAGCAACTGCGCGGGCTGGACCAAGCCGCCGAAGGCAAATGACCCGGCGCGGTTGGCAGTTCAGGAAGAACCGCTCGCCCGCTGGATCGTGACAACCGACCGCTACGGCGTGGCGCAGAAGTGCTGGAAATAGAGCGTGTCGCGGGAAGCTGATATGCATTTGCCGCCCAAAGGCAAGATCGAGTGGAACCTGAACACGATCATTACGCTGATCGGGTTCGGCGCCGGCCTCGCCGCCTGGGGCACCACTTGGGGATCGTTCACCGCTGACGTTCGGGCGATGGACCAGAAATTCACCGCATGGGCCACCGCTCACGAAGGCGGCCACAAGGATAGTCTCGCCGCTCAGAAGGAGAACGACGGCCGCGTCGACGCACGTCTTGGCAACGTCGAGAACGAAGCGCGCAAGATCGACAATCTGGCCTATAGGATCACCGTCGTCGAGCAGTCGCAGGCGACCACCTCACAGGCTTTGAAAGAGCTCAAGGACGCCGTCAACGGGCAAGCGGCCGACATAAAGGTCATGCGGGAAATTCTGGAGCAGATGCGCGAGACGCAAGGGCTCCAGCGCCGGCTGCCTGCCAAGGGTTAGCCGTGCCGCACCCAAACGCCATCAACCCGAAGACCGGCAAGCGCTACGGGTGGGAAGCCGAGCAGCGCGAACAGCGCGGCGAAGACGTCAAGACCATCAACAAGCAGATCGCGCTGCTCGAGCGCGTGCAGATGGCGCAGCAGGCGCGCGACCGCTTCATGCCGTTCATCCGGTTCACGATGCCGGACAGTGAGGATCCGAGCGACGTCAACAAGTCCCGTTACAAGAATGCGCGGCACCACGACGCCCTGGCGCGTGTCATCGAAGAGGTCGTCAAGGGCGAAATTCCGTTCCTCATCCTGACCATGCCGCCACGACACGGCAAGACCGAACAGGTGTCGAAACGCTTGCCGGCATGGGTGATCGGCAAACTCCCCGAGTGGAACGGCGTCGTCGCGACCTATAACGACGACTTCGCGGCGGACATCGGCAAGGAAGTCCGCGCGATCGTGAGCACGCCGCAGTTCAAGCAGGTGTTCCCGAAAACGGGCCTGCGCCGCGGCGGCGCCGCTTCCGACCGTCTCCAGACGCTTCTAGGCGGCCAGTGGTCGTTCGTCGGCCGCGGCGGCTCGCTGACAGGCCGCGGCGCGCATATCCTGATCTGCGACGACCTCATCAAGGACGACAAGGAAGCGCAGAGCCAGGCGATCCGTGACCAGGCATGGAACTGGTTCACGAAGGTCGCGATGACCCGCCGCATGGGCATGAAGCTGGTCATCATGACCTTCACGCGCTGGCACAACGACGACCCGATAGGCCGGCTCACGGACCCGGAAAACCCGCACTACAACCGCAAGCTCGCCGAGAAGATCAAGATCATCAACCTGCCGGCCATCGCCGACGAGGACGATCCGCTCGGCCGTAAGCCCGGCGAAGCGTTGTGGTCGGACGGCCCGGACAAGTTCGATCTCGATTTTCTGGAAGAGCAGCGCAGCCTTGATCCGCTCGGCTTCGAAGCGCTCTATCAGCAGCGGCCGAGCCTGTTGGACGGCGATCTTTACCGGCGCGAGAACATCAAGTTCTACCGTCCGAGCGAGTTGCCGGAAGACCTGCGCATCTACGGCGCCAGCGACCATGCCGTCGCTACCGGCCAGCGCAACGACTTCACGGTTCTGCTGAAATTCGGCGTCGACCGCCAGGCGAATATCTATCTGCTCGAGTGCTTCTGGCAGAAGGCGAAATCCGACATTGTCGTCGAGGCAATGCTGAACATGGCGCGCGGCAACATGAAGCCGCTCGTCTGGTGGGCGGAAAAGGGCCACATCTCGAAGTCGATCGGCCCCTTCCTGCGGCGGCGGATGCTCGAGACGAACACCTTTATGAACGTGCGCGAGGTTACGCCGATCGGCGACAAGGCGACACGCGCCCAGTCCATGGTCGGCCGCGTCGCCATGGGCAAGCTCTACTTCCCGAAGGAAGCTGCGTGGACGGAAAAGGCCATCAACCAGATGATGGCATTCCCCAACGGGACGCACGACGACTTTGTCGACACGCTGTCGCTGATCGGGCTCGGCCTACAGAGCCAGTTCGCACCGAGCAATTCTTCTGGTAAGAAGAGGCTCGAAAAGCCCGAATTCGGAACGCTGGCCTGGGTAAAGCTGGCCGACAAGTGGGCGCAGGAGCAGCGCGCGCTCGAAGCGGCTGGAGGTTTTTGATGGATTTTGAGGACGACAACGCCGGACAGATGGACGCGACGCCGGTCGACGTCACCGATGACGTCACCGATGACGGCAAGAACCCGCCCATTCCGGAGCGCGACAAGAAGCTCGTCGAGCAGATCATCCGCACCATCAAGGAAGACAAGCGCCACCACGACAAGGCCTTCGGCCGGATGCGGCGCGACATGCAGGTCGCCATGTGGGGCGCCGAAGAGAACTGGGGCGAGAACAACTATCGCGCCAATGTCACCGGCCGCCACGTCAAGATGAAGACGGCGGCCCTCTACGCCAAGAACCCCCGCGCGACGGCGAAACGGCGCGAAACGCTCGATTTCGCCATTTGGGATGAGAACCCGCAGACGCTTCAGTTGGCGTTCCAGACTGCCATGGCGGTACAGCAGGCGGTCGCGGTGGCACAGCAGGCCCAGGCAGCGGCGCCGATCGATCAGGCGACGGGAATGCCCGCCGTGGTGGAGCCGCAGCTTCCGCCCGGCGCGCAGGAGGCTCAGGCGCTCATCGCGGACTTCCAGCAGGGCATGCAGCGCCGCCAGTTCCTCACGCGCTACGGCAAGACGCTGGAGATCCTGTTTGCGCAGGCGCTTCGCGAGCAGAAGCCGGTCGACTTCAAGCGTGGCATGAAGCAACTCGTCCGGCGGACCAGTACGACCGGCGTCGGCTACATCGAGCTCGGCTTCCAGCGCGAGTTCGGCCCGCGGCCCGGCATGACCGAGAAGCTGGCCGACGCTCGGGCGCGGCTCGACCACCTCCGCAATCTGACCGAAGAGCTCGGCGACGGCGAGTTCAGCCAGGATGACGGGGAGATGGCCGAACTGGAGCACGCTGTTGCGCAACTCCAGCAGGAGCCGGAAATCATTCTGCGCGAAGGGTTGATCGTCGATTTTCCGCAGTCGACAAAGGTCATTCCGGATCGGCTGTGCAAGCAGCTCGACGGCTTCATCGGAGCCCGGCACCTCACCCTCGAATACAGCTACACGGTCGACGAAGTCAAAGAGCTGTTCAAGGTCGATCTCGGCGACAGTTACACCGGCTACTCCGCCGGCGCCGGATCAACGCGCGAGATCAGCTCCAACGACGTCATGGATGACGACTACGAATGGTCGCCGCCGTCCAAGAAGAAAAACGGTCTCGTCTGTGTGTGGAAGCACTACGACAAGCCCTCCGGGCTCGTCTATTACGTCGCCGACGGGTATCACGGCTTTCTTCGTCCGCCCGCCGCGCCGGACGTGTTCGTCGAGGACTTCTGGCCGGTCTACGCGCTCACGTTCAATGCAGTCGAGAGCGAAAAGGAGCTGTTCCCGCCGTCCGATGTGACGCTGCTGCTCGACATGCAGCGGGAGTACAATCGGTCGCGTCAGGGGCTTCGGGAGCACCGCTACGCAGCGCGGCCGCGCTATGTCTTCGCCAACGGCATCTTCGACGAAGAGAATCCGCTGGCTCTGAAGAACCTGAAGCCGTTCGAAGCGCTCGGGCTCAACATGGACCCGACGGCGAAGATCGGAGACATTCTCCAAGTCGTTCCCGTGCCCGGTGTCGACCCGAACCTTTACGAAACCGGCCAGCTATTCTCCGACATGCAGCTCGTCGGCGGCGCGCAGGAAGCGCAGTATGGCGGCGTGTCCAAATCGACGGCCACCGAGAGCGCCATCGCCGCCAACTCGACGAATGCTTCCGACGGCTCCAGCATCGACGACCTCGACGCATTCCTGACAGTCATCGCCAGGGCGTCCGGCCAGGTCCTTCAGCGCGAGATGTCGGAGGAAAAGGTCATGGAGGTCGTCGGCCCCGGCGCGGTTTGGCCGGACGTGACATTGGCCGACATCGCAGGCGAAGTCTTCCTCGAGGTCGAGGCGGGTTCGACCGGCAAGCCGAACCAGGCCGTCGAAATCAACAACTGGAAGCAGATCGTGCCGCTGCTGCTCCAGATCCCGAACATCAACCCGGAGTGGCTGGCTCGCGAAACGCTGCGCCGGCTGGATGATCGCATGGACCTTACCGAAGCCATCGTCTCGGGCATCCCCGCGATCGTCGCGCAAAACACCAACGCGCAGCCGAACATGGCCGACGCAGCGAGCGATCCGAATGCGCAGGGCGGAAAGGGCGCCAATAACGCCCCACAGGCCCCGGCGCAGCCCGGCACGGATGCCGCGTTCGGGAGCAATCAGGTGTAGGTCAATTGTATGTTATGGCTTGCGACAACGCCGGACATAGCGTATCTATCAACGCGGAAACACAGGAGTTTTCATGCCTTCCCTGGACGATAATATCGAGGATCTGGAGCCGTCCGCCGATCCCAACCTGGACGTACAGGCTGATACCGCGGCGCCTGCCGCCAAGCCTGCTGAAGCGAATTCGTCCGCCGCGACAGGCGAAACTGAAGACAACGACCTGCTTTCCGTCGTCCGCGATGTGGTCGGCGAGAGCAAGGCGAAGTCGCAGGCGGCCTCGCCAGCCGAAGGCGAAGAAGACGAGGGTCAAGGCGCGGAGCCCAAGAAGCCGGACGACGAGAACTATGAAGACGTCCCGTTTCACAAGCATCCCCGCTTCCAGCACCTTCTGAGGAAGTCGAAGGCGTTCGAACAGGACGCGGCTCGCTACCAGAATGTGCAGAATTTCCTCGAACAGGCGGGTCTCACCGGCGAAGAAGCCGCAGACGGCCTGTCGGTCATGGGGCTTGCGAAGACCAACCCGGCTGAAGCCTGGAAACAGATCAAGCCGTGGGTCCAGAAGCTGCTTATCGCTTCCGGAGAGGTTCTTCCCGATGATCTCCGCACTCGCGTCCAGAGTGGCGAACTCAGCCAGGAAGGCGCAGTTGAGATCAGCCGGGCGCGCGCGACGGCAGCGTCCGTCACCGCGGCGCAAACCTTCGAACAGCAGCAGCGCGAACGCCGTGAGCAAACCACTCTGCGGACTTCGTTGCTGACGGCTGCCGAGGACTGGGAGCGCGACCGCCAGATCAAAGACCCGAACTTCAGCGCCAAAGTCGAACCGCTCCAGAAGGAGATCGCTTTCCTCCAGATGAAGGAGGGGCGGCCCAACACGCCCGAGGGCGTCAAGGACCAGCTCAAGCGTGCGTACAAGGCTGTGAACGACCAGTTCCGGCCGCCAGCGCCCGCGCCTTCTCAGCAGAGGCGAGAGATCCGTCCCGTCACGGGCGGACAAGTCGCAGGCGGTCAGAAGCCCGAGAACGTGTCGACGCTGGACATCGTCCGCGCCAACCGTCGCCGGGCCTGACCACGGAATGAAGGTCAACAGCCATGGCTTTTACGGCTGACGAAATCGCGAATATCAACAACGCCGCGCTCGAGAATTTCATCGACAAGGGCAAAGTCTGGAAGCAGAACGTTGCCAACAAGCCGATGCTCGCAGCGTTCAACCAGGCAGCCGGCCGGTTCTCCGGCGGCAACGAGAACGTCTCGTTCGCCGTCAAGGCCGGACAGGGCGGCGGCTCTCTCCAGGGTTACTCGGGCGACGACCAGGTCGCCTACTACAACCCGACGGGCATCAAGCGTGCGCGCTTCCCGTGGAAGGAGCACCACATCGGTATGGTCGTCACCCATACCGAGCTGAAGATCGACGGCATCAACATCGTCGAGGACGGCGCTGACCAGGACACGTCCGCGATGGACGGCCGCGAAGAGCACGCTCTGGCGAACCTGCTGGACGAGAAGAACGACACGCTCGGCGAAGACTACGCTTTCTCGTTCGACCGCCTGCTCCACCAGGACGGCGCGGCGGACCCGAAGGCTTTGGCCGGTATCGCGTCCCTGCTTCTGGCGAACCCGAACGCTGGTTCCACCGGCAGCATCAGCCGTGTCGCGAACACCTGGTGGCGCAACCGCGCCGCGACCGCCGCATTCGGCGCCGCTGGCGGTCAGGGTGCGATCACCGTCAACGCCGCGAATGGCGGCGCGCTGATCGAGTTCATGGACAAGGAAGCCCGTGCGCGGTCGAAGTACAAGAACGGCTCGACGCGCGTTCGCTATTTCGCCGGCTCCGACTTCATCGACGGCTACAAGAAGGAGCTCCGCTCGAACGGCTACTACAGCCAGACGGGTTGGCAGGGCCAGAACAACGCCGATGGCGCGATGCCCGATCCGAAGCACGGCGGCCTTCAGCTCGAGTGGGATCCGACGATGGACGACCTCGGCCTGGCGAAGCGCTGCTACGCCATCGACATGGGCCGCACCGGCGTTCGGCTGCTCTACATGGACGGCAATCGGATGAAGAAGCACAACCCGGCGCGGCCCTACGACCGCTACGTGTTGTACAACGGCATCACCACGACCGCCGTCATGATCGCGAAGCAGCTCAACACGTCTGGCGTGTATGATATCGCGTAAGATGTTGGCTGACACGGGGCGCTGACACAGCGCCCCGTTTCCCCATCAACAGGCATTCGGAGAACTCAAATGTCGATTGTAACTGCTGAACTCACGCTAGGAGCGGCCGTCGCGTCGCCCGCTGGCACTTTCACTGCCGCGTATCCGTCCGGCTACGCGCAGGCGAACTTCACCGGCATCAACGCGTCGGCCACCGCGTACATGATTGTCAACGGCAACGACCGCTACGAAGAGGCGGACGACGAGTTCGACATCTCTTACGGCGCGTCGGACGTCACCGTCACCAACAAGACGGGCGGTACCCTGGCGGCCGGGACCTCGATCCTGCTCGGCCTTGCGCGCCTCGTCACCGTCGAAGAACTGGTCGCGCTCACCGACAGCTCGGGCGGCAACGCGTCCAACACCATTGTCGACGTGCCCGCCGCCTACACCGAAGCCACGCTTGCCAATCAGCTCGCGTCGCTCACCGCCAAGGTCAACCAGATCATCACGGCGATTAAAGACCGTCTCTGACGTCTTTCTCGACTGAGCGGGGCTGCGGCCCCGCTTTTCCTCTCAACCATTCGAGGTCAGTTCCATGCAGCTTGCCAGCATCCTTCTCGCCATCGGTGGCGATACCGGCAATACCGTTCCGAAATACGACGTGACGCCCGCCGAGGTGGCCGTTCTCCGCGTGATCCACGGCGACGATGCCGTGACCGAAATCGAACCGATCAGCGAAGTCGCGCGCACTTCGCGCGCCGAGCGCCAGCGTCTCATCGAAATCTACGCTTCTGTCCAGCCCGACGGGTCGCGCCGGTCGCGTGCGGTCGACATGCTTTTCCCTGGCGTCGCGGCGCGCGTTTTCGAGAGCTTCGACGAGATCGACGACCTCGACGAGAGCTTCTTCAAGGCGGAGACGCGCGTCGGCGCCAGGAAGGCCGCTCCCGACCAGGACGTCGCCAAGGCCTCCGCCAAACCGCGAGCCACCCGCAAGTCGAAGCAGGCCGAAGAACCGGCCGCCGCGCAGGGCGATGCCGAAACCACGGCCAGCACCGATGATGTCGGCGAAGACGACGGTATCGGCGACATCAACGATGGCGTCGGCGGCGACGAGAGCGTCTTCGAGTAAGGAGCCACCACATGGCCCGCGGGACCACCCTGGTCAAATTGCTGGACGACTTGCGGGCCGAAACTCGCGTGTCGCTGAACCCTGCGCATAACGCGCAGGCGCGCGACACGCAGATCAAGCTGCTCCAGCGCGTCCAGGAATGGCTGTGGGATGATTTCGACTGGCCGATCCTGCGCGTCGAGCGCATCGTGCCGCTTCTAGCCGGCCAGCGCTACTACGACACGCCCGCCGATCTCGACATCGACCGGATCACCAAAATGGAGGTCCGGCACGATCAGGTCTACTGCGCGCTGAAAGCCGGCATCGACGCCGAACACTACGCGGCCTACGACAGCGATCTCGGCGAGCGGCAATGGCCGCCGCAGCGGTGGAAGATCACCGAAAACGAGCAGGTCGAAATCTGGCCGATCCCCGACACGAACGCCGATCCGCTCACGTTGGAAGGCAATCTGAAGATCACGGGCATCCGCAAGCTGAAGCCGCTCGTTGCCGACGGCGATCGAGCGGACCTGGATGACAGACTGATCGTGCTCTACGCAGCCGCCGAGTACCTGGCCGCCAAGGGCGCCGACGACGCCAAGCTGAAGCTGGACCAGGCGAACAAGCGCTACGGCAAGCTGCGCGGCCAGCAAACCCCACGCAAGAAGTTCTCCCTCTTCGGCATTGGTCAGCCTTCGCGCATCGAGCGCGTGCCGATCGCCGTCTACAACAAGACGAGCTGACGCCGTGGGGACGATTTGGGTTCGCGAGTTCACAGGCGGCCTTGATACCCGCAGAATGCCCGAAACGACGCCGGGCAGCGCGCTCATGGTCGCGAGCAACGGCCACGTCACACGCGGCGGCGAGTTCGAGAAGCGGCCGGCTTTCGTTCCGGAATATACGCTCCCGGCCGGAACGGTCGGCATGTGGTATGACCGCAACAGCATTGTTGTCTTTGGGCACGCTGCGACGCCGGCAGGCATGCCGACTGGCGTAGCGTATCAACGCCTTCAGCATCCGGACAACGTGACGGCCCTAGTCCGCGTTCATTCCGCTGATCTATACGCCGGGAAAATCTATGCCGTTGGCGAGTTTGCGGACGGCAGTATCCATCACTTCTACGACGGCGTGCGCATCGAGGACTGGTATGACGGTCGCGCTCGCGCGGCGTTCATCGTGACTGGCGGCACGTCCTCTCCGCTTTCCGCGATGACCAACATCAAGGTCAACGGCGTGTCCATCATCGCTGCGGCGGTGAACTGGACCGGTGACAGCCAGTCCATGGCAGCGGCCATCGCAGCGGCGATCAACAGCCACACGTCGACACCCGACTATTCGGCGACCGCTGTCGGCGCCCAGGTCAACATATCGGCCGTTACCGAGGGTGACGGCTCCAACGGCTACGCGGTCGATTTCACGTTGTCGAACGGACTGACCGTGTCGCCGTCAGCGGGCCTGGCGCTTAACAACGGCAGTTCGGAGCTCGGCGAGAAGGCGAGCGGGTCGTTCAAGGTCGGCTACGGCATCAGCGGCAATTCCAAGGCGACCGGCTCCTACACGCATAGCGGCAACACGTCGTCGAACTCGAGCATCATGGTCGCGATCAACGGCGTGAACCTGATGTCTGCGGCAGTGACGTTCACGGCCGCAACTTCGCCGACTGACGCCGCCTCCGCGGTTGCGACCGCGATCAACAACCACAATTCAGTCCCGAATTACACGGCAACCGCCTCTGCCGGCACCGTGACGATCAAGACCTCCGACGACACGGCCGCCGTGAACGGCCTGTCTCCGACGTTTACGAAAACGGGCACCGTCCCGACCGGCGCGGTAAATCCCATGGCCGGCGGCTCTGCAGGAACGGCCGGCACCGTTCTTCCGAAGCTGAACGGCGTCAATCTGACCGCCGCTGCCGTTACTTGGGCGACGAGCGAGACCTCGACGGCGGCGGCCATCGCAGCGGCGATCAACAGTCACACCTCGACGCCCGACTATACCGCTACGTCGTTGGGCGCCGTGGTGACGGTTACGACGGTCGACAGGACCAGCGCAGTGAACGGCATGTCGATGACGTTCACGATCACGGCAGTGCTTCCGATCACCGAAAACAAGCCGATGAGCGGTGGCGGCCTGGACAATCTCTTCCAGCCGGGCCTGTTCGTGAAGACCATTGGGTCGAAGATGAACTCGGTGTCGGGGCCGAACTTCCATTTTTCCGGCATCAAGGCTCCGACGAAATGGACGACGGACGCAGTCGGCGCCGGCTTCATCGACATGTCCACGGAAGCGTCCGGTTCGGAGACGCTGGTCGCCTTGGCGAAGTATCAGCAGCAGATCGCGATCTTCGCCGAGCGGGTCACGCAGATCTGGTATGTTGACCCGGATCCCGCGCTGAACCGCCAGACGCAGGTGCTCAACAATACGGGTACGCTGAGCCCGCGCAGCGTCACGCAGTTCGGCGACAACGACATCTTCTACCTGGACGAAAGCGGCCTTCGCTCGCTGCGTGCCCGCGACAGTTCGAACGCCGCGTCAACGACCGATATCGGCGTGCCTGTCGATACCCTCGTGATCGACAAGCTCAGCCAGATATCGGTCGACGACCGGCGCGACATCATCGGTATCATCGAGCCTCGAGACGGCCGCTTCTGGCTCGCGATCAAGGACGTCATTTTCGTCTTTTCGTTCTTCAATGGCGCGCAGGTCAGCGCGTGGTCGACCTACACGCCGAGCGTCATAGTGGCCGGCGCTCCGGTCGTGTTCGACGTCGAGGACATGGCGGTCTTCCGCCGACGCGTCTACATCCGATCCGGCAACACGATCTACGTGTTCGGCGGATTGGCCGACGAGCAGGTTTTTGACGCAACTGTCGCCGAGGCGTGGACGCCCTACCTGGACGCGGACGATCCGACGCGCACGAAGACCTTCACCGGCGTCGACGCGGCCCTCACCGGGGATTGGTCGATCGCCGCGGCCTTTGCTCCTACTGACACGGTGGCCGAAGACGCCGTCGCGGTCCTGACGGAAACGTCCTTCGGACACGACGCCGTGTCGTCGATCGGTGAAAGCACGCACGTCAGCCTGCGCTTCCGCACCACGGGCGCCGGCCCGGCGAAGCTAAGCGCGGCCGTGATCCACTACCAGGGCGATAAGGATGAAGACTGAGCCGTCCCCCGAGGTCAAAGCGATCCTCGCCGAGTTCGTCAAAAAGCAGCGCGCCAAATATGGCCCGGACTGGAAAGAAAAACTGGCGGCCGAAATGGCGGAAAAGGCCGCTCCGGTAGTTACGGCCTTGCTCGCTCTCAGAGACAGGGCCAAGAAATGAGGATTGATCCGGCCTCGCGCGATGACGTGCGGACGGTCGCGTTGGCGATGCGCGGCCGGGATTTCGCCGAATTCTCGGCTGTCTCCTTCGCCGACACCCGCGAGCAACTGGCCGACGCACTGGCCGAACGTTACGGCGACCGCCACGATGTGATGTGCGGCTTCCACAAGGGCTCGCCGGCGTGCATCGGCGGCACGATCCTGGCGCGGCCGAACGTTGCAACGTTGCTCTTCTTCGCGACCGACGAGTTTCCGCGCATCGGGTTACCGACGACAAGGTTCATCAAGAAGCAGCTTTTCCCCCGGCTCGTGGACGCCGGCGTGCATCGCATCGAGGCCGTGTCCATGGAAGGGCACGTCGAGACGCACGCCTGGCTGCGGACGCTCGGCCTCGAGCCCGAAACAGGGCCGATGCACGGCTACGGCCGGCGCGGCGAGGCTTTTATTCAATTCGCGTGGGTGCAGGATGTTCGTTCGGCTCGGCCTTGAAGAAGACATCGATGCCGTGACCGAAATGGCGCGGATGAACATCGAAGAAACGCGACCCGGCCTGACGTTCAACGAGTTCAAGTGCCGAGAGACGTACTACAGCTATCTGGACAATGCGAGCCCGACCATATTCGTTGTCGAAGACAAGCGCGAGGTGATCGGGTTCCTGCTGGCCGAGATGTACGACTACCGAGCGGCCGATGGACTTTTCACGACACAGGAAGTATTGTTCGTTCGACCCGATAAGCGCGGCACTCGGGCAGCCGTAATCCTGATGAAGCATCTCGTGGCCTGGAGCGAACAGCTCGGCGCCAAAGAGATCATCGGGGGCAACGATAACGAGTTCAACTCAGAGCGCACCGCCAAATTCCTCGAGCACTTCGGATTTGAGCGCGTCGGCTTCTCGATGAGACGGGTTACGGCACATGGGCGGCGGTAAAGGTGGCGGCGGCGAAGCCAAAGCTGCGCGCAAGGACGAAAAGGCGCGCCAGGAACGCATCCGGCAGGGTACGAAGCGGATCGGTTCCATTTTCGACGACAACTTCGGCGGTGACTATTTCGCGGGGCGCAAACAGGCGTATCTCGACTACGCCTCGCCGCAGCTCGAGGATCAGTACGGAAGGGCGCAGAAAGAGCTGACATTCGCGTTGACGCGCGCCGGCCTGCTGGACAGCTCCGTTCGCGGCGAAAAGACGGGCGAGCTCCAGCAGAAATACGACCTGAACAAGCAGCAGATCGCCGATGAGGCGCTGTCGTACGAGGCGCAGTCGCGAACGGCCGTCGAGGATGCACGGTCGAACCTGGTCGCCACCCTGAACGCTACGGGCGATGCCGAGGGCGCGGCCAGTTCCGCGCTCGCCCGTTCCGCGGCGCTCTCGAAGCCGGCCGCGTTCAGCCCGCTCTCGCAGCTCTTCGCCGACTTCACGGCGGGCCTTGGCACGCAGGCGGCGTTGGAAAAGGCGAACTACTATTCCGGAGGCCAGACAGGCGTCCGCTACAACACCGGCCTGTTCGCGCCCAAGAACGCGGTGAAGGTGACGTAAGATGTGCGATCCGCTCACCATCGCCGGCGTCGCCCTTACCGGCCTGTCGACCGGCATCAACTACGCCGCCCAAGCCAAGGTTCAGCGCGCTCGCGACGACGCCATGGCGGCCGAACGCATCCGCCAGAACCAGCTTGACCAGGAGGCACAGGCCCTCAACGTCCAGTCGCAGGACCGCTACCAGGATTTTCAGGGTCAGCAGGACGAGCGGTCGGGTCAGTTGGGTCAGTTTTTCACCGGACAGGAAGTGGCCGAACCCACGGCAGCCGAGGCCCTGCCCGCTTCCGGGTCGAACATCACGGTTCGCGAGGAAGCGAAGCAGCGTGGACAGGCGCGCGAGTTCACCGACAAGACCGGCACCGCCCTCGGCGAACTCCGCTCGTTCGGGGATCTGCTCGGCGAGATCGGCCGCGCCCAGGCGCAGGACGCCAGCCTCGTCGGCCAGATCGGCGGTTTCAAGCGCGGCTCGTCGAACGTGTTGCCGCTCGAGCTGGATGAAGCAAACCGCAAGGGCGACAGCCTGAAGCTGTTCGGCGATCTGGCAGGCGGCTTCGGCGGTTTGGCGCTCAATGCGGGACTGTCCGGCGGCGGCATGTTCGGGGGCGGTGCGAAGACAGCCAACGTTGCGCCAAAGGTCAGTCCGTCGACGTATGGCGCGCCCGGAAGCCGCGCGCTTGGCGCCGCGCTGGATCGCGCCAGCGTGCCGGGGTACGCCGGCTATGGCACCCCGAAGTCGTCCTTCTACTCGTTCTACGGGCCGTAACCCATGCCGATTGCATCAAATCGCCACTACAACGACCCGGCACTCGGTCAGGCGTTCAACAATCTGGCGCAGATGTTCGCTCCGCCGAGCGGCTCCGACTTGGCCGGCTATGCGACGGCGAAGGCGAAGCGCGAAGAGGCCACGCGGCTGGCGGAGCTTTTCGACTACGCGCGCGATCCGGCATTCCAGCAGCAGATTTTCGACCGCCTCGGCCAAGCGACGGGCACCTGGACGCCGTCGACAGGCTACTACGGGGTCGACGTTAACGCGCGGACCTCGCGCTCCAACAACGCCGCGGACAATGCGCGCGCCTTGCAGACGAACGCCGCCGACAATGCGCGCGCGCTCGAGCAGACGCGGCTCCAGAACACCAAAGACATCACGACCAAGATGCTGGACCCGGTCGCCGCCGGCGCGACGCGTTTCGTGCCGTCGACGATCGCCGGCATGTACGACGTGCCGGAGCGGCAGATCGGCGTCATCTCCGCAAACCCCGGCGAGCGCATCGTCACCCCCGACGGTCGTACGATCGAGGGCGCCACCAAGCCGATGTCCGAAACGGAATGGCAGGCAACGCAGGCTGAACGCCTCCTTCAGTCCGGCGCGCTCACCGATCAGATGCTCGCCGATGCAATTGTCGGCGAGCGGGCGCCCGTGAAGGCCGTTGGCCCGGACGGCAAGACGCCCGTCTTCATGACGCCCGGCGAAGCCGCCCGCACGGCAGCGCAGCCCTTCGTGGAGGCCGGCTCGCAGGCCAAACCGGCCAACGCCGTGGCGCTCATGCCGGATGGGAAGACGCGCGTGCCGGCCGTACAGGATCCGGACGGACGATGGGTTCACGCTCAAACGCGACAGCCCCTTCCGGAAAGCATCCAGATTTTCGACTTGCCGAAAGCGACGGGCACTGCGGCGGACGTCGGCCTCGCCCCGACAACGGCCAACGAGACGCAGGCCAACAACCAGGAAGCCGAGGTGACGCGCGCGCTCAACCTGCTCGATATCTACGAGCAGATGGTGCAGGACAACCCCGGATCGATCGGCCTCGCCGGCCTCATCCGCGGCACCGCGCAGAACGCAGCCGCCACAGCGGCCGATCTGGCGACGTCGTTCGGAAAGTCCGCGCCGCAGATGGCAGAGGCCGCCGAAGAGCTCAAACGCGGGCTCCAGGGTGTCGCGCCGGAATTCTTCACGTCGGCCATTCCCGAGATTGAGTTCCTTCAGGGCACGCTGGCCTATTCGCTGGCTCGAACCGAAAATCCGAGCGGAGAGGTCAGCCGTCAGGCTTTCGAACGCGCGCTCGAGCGCGTCAAGGGTGGCGGGCTGCTGGCGAACAGGCAAAGCGCGCTCGCGGCGATTGGCGCGAACCGGAAGGTGCTCCAGACGCAGCTCGACGGCATCCGAACGCTCCGCGCGCCCGGCACCGGCCGCACGGACACCGGCTTCCGCGGTGAGCCCACGCCGCCGGCACCTCCCGCACCGCCCGCCCCGAACGGCGGCGCCGAGCGGTGGGAACGCGGCCCTGACGGTCGACTGCGAAAGGTCCAGTAATGGCGCGCATTATCGAGTTCGAAGGCCGGCAGATCGAGGTTCCGGACGACGCCACGGACGCCGAGGTCGAGGAAATTCTGACCGGACAGGCTCCACAGGTCGCCCCGGCCGCATCGGTCGCGCTGAAGGCGCCCTCCCTGGTCGACACGGTCATGTCGGGCGCGGATTACCTCGACGACACGGCGGCCATTGGCTTGACCGGCGCACGCAAGGGTGTCTCGGCGGTGCTCGGCTTGCCCGTCGACATCGTCAACAACGCGCCGCGCGTGCTCAACGCGCTGCCTGGCGTCGATGGCGTGGGTCCGATCAGCGACACGCCCTTCATGGGCTCCGACTTCATCGACGCCATTTTCGGCGCGCCGGCGGACGCAGGGGCCGCCGCTTTTAACGCTGGCGCGGAAGCGCTCGGCTCGGATAACCGAATGGCGGGCGCGGAAGGCCCGCAGCCGCAGGACGTCGCCCAGCGCTTTGTCGGTCGTATCGGCCAGGAGGTCGGCGCAGCCGCCGTGCCAGTGGGCGCCGGGCTCTCGCTGGGCGCTCGCGGCGTTCAGGCGGCGCGCGAACTGCCTTGGATCGCCATGATGTTCGCCGAGCCCGCCGCAATCAACCCCGGTCGCTTCGCCGGCCGTGAAGCGGCGGCCGCCGTCGGCGCGGGCACGGGCGGCGCCGCCGCGAACGAAATCGTCGACAAGAACACGGCCGGCGGTCAGATCGCCGATCTCGTTGGCGCCATCACGGGCGCCGGCCTTACCGGGCTCGGCCGCACGCTCGCAGGCGGCGTAAAGCAGACGTTCGACGCTGTGCGCCAGAACCCGAACTATGTCGACCAGGTCGTCAAGGACGCCGTCGTCGATCGGCTCGGCAAAGCCGCCAACCTGCCGGGCTCGGAAACGGCCGGCGGCACTTTCGACACGGATCCGCTCGTGGGTGAGATCCTGCGCGGATCCGACACGCGCCCGTCGGAGGTCATTCCCGGCTACCAGGAAAGCCTTGCCGATCGCACCGGCAACGCGGGGCTGGCCGCGCTCGAATACGGTCGCCAGCAGGGGCCGAATTCTGGCATGTTCACGCAGCGGCGTTCCGCGAACACGGAGGCGGTCGACAGCGCCATGTCGCAGCTCGAGCCGCAGGCGACGCCCGGCGCGCTCCGCGACGAACTCGACCTTGAGCGCACGCGCCGGCTAACCGACGCTGGCGTTGCCCGGCAGATGGCCGAGGATGATGTCGCGGCGGCCGTGATGGGCCTCCAGCCGCAGTCCACGCCCGCGCAGCGCGGCAACACCGTGCGTACCGCGCTGGAAGACGCCCGCGACGTCGCTCGCCAGCGCACCGAGGACGCCTACGCGGCGGCCAATATTGCGGGCAAGCAGGTCGACCCCGCTCCGCTGACGGAGAGCCTGGACAACGCGCTTGCGGGCCTGACGGAGGTAGAGCGCGGCCTTGTGCCGCAGGGCGTCATCGACCGCGTCGCCGCGCTCGGGCGGCCCGCCGAAGCGAGCGGCCATGGGCACGGCGGTAACGCGGTGACATTCCTTGACGCCTACGGCGTTCCGATCCAGCGCCCGCCGGCACCGCCGCAGGCTGTCGATCTGAAGCAGGCCACCGACCTAAAATCGGAGCTGCTGCGCCTCCAGCGCGCCGCCGCAGCCGATCCGCGCGCCGAGCGCGGTGGGCGCAATGCTGCGCGCGTCCTCGGCCAGATGGCCGATACGGTGGACGGCTTCATCAGCCGCAACCTGACGCCGGATGAAGCGGCCGCCTTGGACACGGCCCGAGGCGCGAGGTTCGAAGAGGCGCAGGCATTCGGCCGGCAGGGCGATCCTGTCGCGGCGGCTCTGGCGCGCAACGAGGGCGGCGTACCCAAGATGCGGGACGACCTCGTCGCCGGCTCGTTCGTCAATCCGCAGGCCATGGATCGGCTCTTCGCGGAGGCCGACACGCCGGCCGTTCGCCAGGCTATCCGCGATGAAGTGTTGTCGCGTGGCGACACCTCGAGCGCGGAGCGCATCGCGCGCTTCCAGTCCGACTATGCCGAGCAGCTTCAGCGCTTCCCCGGCCTTTCGGGCGAGATTGGCCGCGCCGCCCGCGCCCGCACGGCAGAGGCCGGCGCTACGGCCAGCGAACAGGCGCTCCAGCGCGATCTCGGCACCGACACGCAGCCGGGTCGCGGGACCGTCGGCCGCTACCTGCAATACAGCGACGCCAATTCCGAAAAGGCGATCAGCGAGGTTCTGTCCGCCAAGGATCCTGGCAAGGCCGCCGACGAGATGCTGACCTTCATCAACGACAAGCCGCAGGCCGTCGAAGGCGCCCGTGCGGCGTTCTGGAAGAAGCTGCGCAGCGAAAGCCAGAGCGTCGATGCGACGCAGCGATCCATGGGCGGCAAGCGTGCGTGGCGCGGCGACTGGCTGAAGGGCTGGCTCGACAACCCGGGCACGGCCGCCGTGGCGGAGCGGCTGTATCGCGACAATCCGGAGCATCTGGAGCGCGTGCGCGCCATCGCCAATGTGCTCGACAACGCCGATCTGCGCGTCCGGGGCAAGGCCACCGGGTCGTCCGGCACGACGCAGGGCATCTCGAACATCATGACGCCGGAAACGCTCCAGAGCCGTGGCTACGCCTACATGCGGGGCCAGATCAGCGGCACCTATCTGGCAACGTCGATTGCCGCTGTCATGGCGCGGCGCGCGGTGCGCGGCGCGCGCACCGAGGCCATCGAACGCGTCACCGACAAGGCGCTTCTGGACAGCGATTTCGCGGCGGCCTTGCTCAAGGAGAACAACCCGGCGAACCGGGCGATCCTGGCGCGAGGCGCGCGCGGCTGGCTCGGCAACGAGGCCTCGACCTTCGTCAATCTTCTGAACGAAAGCGACGACGAGACCGAGAACAAGGTCATGGAGGGCGCCAATGGCCGGTGAGTTCGACTTTTCGCGCTTCGCCGTCGGCGGCGCGCAGCGAGCGGACAGCTTCTCGGGCATGCAGCCGGCGTTCCGATCGGCGCTGGCGCAGATGTTCCAGGCCGCGCCGCCGGAGATCCAGCAGAACCTCCGTTTCTCGTCGGGCTTCCGTTCGCCGCAGCGCCAGGCGGAGCTTTGGCAGGGCGCTCTCGCCAAATACGGTTCGCCCGAAGCGGCCCGCAAGTGGGTCGCCCCTCCCGGCCGTTCGCAACACGGCCACGGCAACGCGGCCGACGTGAAGTATCTGGCGCCGGCCGCTCTGAAGTGGGCGCACGCCAACGCCGCTCAGTTCGGCCTGTCTTTCCCGCTCTCAAACGAAAACTGGCACATCGAGCTTGCCGGTGCGCGCGGGCAAAAACACGGGGCTCCAGCCTCCGCCGCGCAGATGATGGCTCAGGGCCGGCCCTCGCTTGCCCAAAGCTTCGTTGAGCCGCAGGCGGCTCCCGGCGGTCTCGGCGCGGTAATACCGGGTGCGGAAGGTGCGGGAACGTCTCCGAATTTCGGAGCCCTGGCGTCGATGTTCGCGCAGCAACAGGCCGACAGGCGGCGGCAGCGCGAAGAGGAAGCCGCGGCTGAGCAGGTCCGCCGCGAAGCCCTATTGGGCGGCTCGCTCGCCAACCTCTACGGCTGAAGCGATCCGATAAACCACAGAGCGGCCACTGCGAAAGCAGCGATCGTTATCACCGAGAAAAACTTCGACACATTTGCGTCGAAGCGAGCGAAGCTGGCATCGCGTTCGCGCTGAATTTTCTCACTCTGCCACAT